GGCAACAGGGTATGGCTCGCGGTGGACATCTGTCCTGGCTGTGGTGCCGACCATCCAGAGCTAGAGTTCAAGCGGGTCGACGGTACGTTGACTGGCCGCTGCTACCGGTCTAAGTCAACACTTGTCTACGACGAAGAAGCAAAGAGTATTAGTGCTGACGAAGAAACACCGAAGGGGGACTGAATCATGCCGAGTCACACAGAAGAAGAACGGCAGCGGCGCAAAGAGCAGGAGGAGGCAGCACGGCAGCGGAAGCGGTTCACGCCGACCCGCCCCACCCGTGCGGGACGCCAGCCCCCGAAGCGGGGCTCGACGAGGGCGACCGGACCGAAGTGACCGACCGCACCGCTCGACCGCTCGACCCGAGCCGCGACCTGTGGGAACAACAGCCCGAGGAGAGCGAGGCGGCGTACGGCGCGTTCGTCCGGTTCCGCAACATGGGGAGAGGGGAGCGGACCCACGACGCGGTTGCGACCGAGTTGGGCAAGTCAGTCCAGTTGCTCGGGCGATGGGCCGCGGTGTGGTCGTGGCGCGTCCGCGTCATGCAGTGGGACCGGGCCGAGGACATGCGGCGGGTCGACGAACACTGGGAAGACATCGAACGCATGAGCAGGCGGCACGCGGGTCAGGCCGCGGCGACGGGCTCGGTTCTGATGGGGCCGGGCATGGCGATCTTCAAGGTGATGCAGGAGAGGCCCGACGTGTTCTTCGAGTACTTCCAAGTGGTAGACCCCGAGGACGCGGACCGCACGCTGATCGACTTCGACCGGCTAGACAGGGTGGTACAGATGGCTATGGCAGCGGCCCGTATACTGCCCCAGGTCCACGGCATGGAACGGGTGGCCCGTGGGGTGCCTGCCGAAGTTAAGGACGAACAGGCGGACCCCAGGGCCGCAGCCCAACAGTACCTCATAGGTGACCCGGTGAAGCGGCAGAAGGCCCAGGAGTTGTTCGCCCTCGTTCACGGTCACGACATGCCCGCGCTACCCCCGGCGGTGACGGGCGAGGAGGACGAATGAAGAACTTCTTCACGGACATCACATGGCCCAAGCTGGTCCTGTTGTTGGTGGTCATTCTGATCCTGACCAACATCGTTGCACCGGGCACGGCGCAGTGGATCATCACGCCGATCATTGAACTGAGCCGGTCCGCCATTCAAGCCGTTCGAGACATAGGAGGGTGACATGAAGACCGCACTTGCTCTACTGCTCTTGGCTGTTCCCCTGTCCGCCCAACAGACGCAGACGACGGTGGTCCCCGATGTGGAGATCACGGTCAACGGTGACACCATCGTCGTGAACGTCGAGGTCATGTCGGACAGCGTGCGGCTGGCCCGCATAGCTGATGCCGTCGAGGCACTGGCCGCGGCCATCGCCGAGTGCGGCTGCGGGGAGCAGCCGACGACGCACCCGGTCGTCCGCATCGGGCAGGGTGCGCTCGTCCTGGCCGCGTTCTTCATAGGCTTCCAGGTCAAGCGGGTGGCGGACGGGTACAGCGACAGCGACCCGAGTGACAGCAACGGGGACAGCGACCCGAAGACAGACGACTACCCCGAGTCGAAGTGACGCCCAGTAGGATCGGCGCGGGTCCGCCCCCGGTCCTGACCCTAGATAGTTTCGCGGCGGACAGCATGAACTGGGCGAGGTCTATGCCCGCCGGGTTCGCCCGGTACGCGAGCCACAAGAAGTGGGAGATAGCGAAGCACCTACTCGTGGTGCAGGCGTACCTCTTGGCGATGCTAGACGGGGCGTTCGACAACCTCATAATTTCGATGCCGCCCCGGCACGGGAAGTCCATGTTCATCAGCCAGTATTTCCTGGCGTGGTACCTCGGCAACTACCCGAACAACCAAGTCATTCTGACATCGTACGAGGCGGGGTTGGCGGGCCTGTTCGGTGGGCGCGTACGGGACGCCATCGCCGAGTTCGGCCCTGAGCTTTGGGGCCTCGACATACGCGACAACAAACGGGCGGCGACCGATTGGGAACTGGTCGGACGGGACGCGCTCGGCCTGCCCGTCACCGGGGGAATGCGCTCGGCGGGAGTGGGCACCGGGGTCACCGGCAGGGGCGGCGACCTCATTGTGATCGACGATCCATTCAAGGATGCACTGCAAGCGAACAGTGCGAACTACCGCGGGCGGGTGTGGCAGTGGTACCTGTCCACCCTGTTCTCTCGGCGCGAGCCGGGGGCGAAGCAAATTTGCGTGATGACGCGGTGGAACGAGGACGACCTAGTTGGGCGGCTGGTCGAGGAGGTAGAGGAGCAGGAAGGCGAGCAGTGGGTGACGCTGTTCCTGCCCGCCATCTACGACGACGACAAGGTGCCGGACCCGTTGGGTCGGGAACTAGGCGAGGCGCTCTGGCCCGAGCGGTGGCCGCTCGACGAACTCATGCGGATCAAAGCCACACAGACCCCCTATTGGTGGGGGGCGCTCTACCAACAGCGGCCCGCCCCGGTCGAGGGCAACATCTTCAAGCGGAAGTGGTGGCGGTTCTGGGCACCGCCGGAACTGGTCGACGACCTGCCGCCGGTCCGGTTGCACGGGCTCGATGATCCATCTATCGTCGAGGCGTTGCCGTCACTTGAGTTCAGCGCCCAGTCGTGGGACTTGGCTTTCAAAAAAGGGGTGAGCACTTCGTATGTGGTCGGTCAGGTGTGGGGGCGGACAGGCGCGAACGCGTACCTCTTGGACCAAGACCGCGCACGCCGCGACTTCCCCGAGACACTGGACGCGATCCGCAACCTCACCGCCCGCTACCCGGACATCGAAACGAAATGGATAGAGGACGCAGCGAACGCAGCGGCCACCCTGTCGATCCTGACGAAAGAGATACCCGGTCTGGTCGCCGTCCCGGTGGAGGGCAGCAAGCCGGACCGGGCTACCGCCGTCGCGTCCTATGCGGAGAGCGGGAACGTCTACCTGCCTCACCCGGCGATTGCGCCGTGGGTGCTGCCGTTCATCGAAGCGGTGTCGGCGTTCCCGAATGCGAAGACAGACGATGAAGTCGACACCATGAGTCAGGCCCTTCGGAAGCTGTTCAAGCCGGACGGCAAACCCAACATGATGTGGAGCAAGAAACGGAGAGGGAGAAAATGACCGACACGACACCACCAAAGAGGCGGGGAATGCTGCGGGCGTTGGGCGACCTCGTGACCCGTTCCGGGTTGGCGGCGAAGTTGGGCCAGACGTACGGCGGCGACCGCGACCTGTACAACTCATTCGGGTATCGGCGCGATCCAGAATTCGACGACTACCTGAGCTACTACCTGCGGGGCGACATAGCCGCCCGCGTCGTCGACCTGTACCCCAAGGCAACGTGGCGGCACGACCCCGAGATACGCTCAGAGGACCAGCGGTTCGTCGACGCCATAGAGGAAATGAACAACCGGAACCGGCTGTATCACTTCATGGAACGGGTCGACGAAATCAGCGGCATAGGTCAGTACGGCATCATGCTGCTCGGCACCACCGGGTCGAAGATCACAGAGGAGCCGGGGACGTTGAACAGCCCGGACGACATCATTTACCTGTCCGCCTTCCACCAAGGCAGCACGGAGATCCTGGCGTTCGAGGACGACAGCGAGAGCCCGCGGTTCGGCCTGCCCACGTCGTACGCCATCGACCTGACCGGGACGACCGTGGGCTCGTCCGGCGTGGCCGGTCGCGGCATCGACCGGTCCCGTGTGCCGACACAAACCCGACCGCAGTCGGGGCAGACCGGGACGCGGACCCAGGTGCCGTGGCAGCGGGTGATCCACGTCGCCGAGAACACAATCGAAGACGACGTATACGGCCAGCCCCGGCTGGCCCGTGTGCTGAACCGCATCGACGACCTGTTCAAAGTGTTGGGCGGGTCGGCTGAGTTGTACTGGCAGAACGTGGCGGGCATATGGCACGCCGACATTAGCCCGGACGTGACGGTCAGCGAGGAGGATTTGGACACGTTCGAGGACGACATGTTGGCCGCACGTCAGGGCATCACCCGGCTGATCCAAACGAGGGGGACCGACCTCGGTCTGTTGACCGGTTCG